AATTTATGGAGAATATGTGGGCTAGTGAGTTAGTTATAGGTGGTAAGAAAGTCGTAGACCGTACTGTTGGTTTCGGTGCATTACCAGATATTACTCTAACCCTTGAAGATGGGACTTTTTTGAGTGCTAAAGAATTATTCAAAAATGTTTCAAAAACATCTTGACTTTTGTTCTAATAACGTATATAATGAATATACAAACTGTGAAAATAACTAGGAGAAATATATAATGGCACACGAACTTGAAATGGTAAATGGTGAAGCACAAATGGCATATGTCGGGAATGTTCCTTGGCATGGACTAGGTACTAAGGTTGAACATGACCTTACGCCAGGTGACTTCCAAAAGGTTGCTGGACTTGATTGGACAGTAGAGAAACAACCCCTAACAACTGCGACAGGTATTCCTATCAAAAATAAGGAAGCACTTGTTCGTACATCTGACAACTCTGTATTAGACGTTGTTGGAACTGGATGGAATCCAGTACAGAATTCAGAAGCATTTGAATTCTTCCACGATTATGTGATGGCAGGTGACATGGAAATGCACACTGCTGGTTCACTTAAAGATGGACAAATGGTTTGGGCACTTGCAAAGACAAAAGAGTCTTTTGAGTTGTTCAACGGTGACCAAACAGATAACTACTTTCTGTTTACTAACCCACACCAGTTTGGTAAATCTATCAATATTCGTATGACACCAATTCGTGTTGTATGTAATAACACTCTTACATTGTCTTTATCACAAAGTTCTGATAAGATGGTTACGGTAAATCACCGTAAAGCATTTGACCCAGATATGGTTAAAGAACAAATGGGTATTGCTCGTGAGAAGATGGAACAATACAAATCAATGGCAGAATTCCTTGGTGGAAAACGTGCTACTGGTGACAATGTAATCCAGTACTTCAATGAAGTATTCGGTGCGCCTGCAAAAGCGAAAGAAGATGGAGTTCTTCCTTTCACTTCTCGTAATGCTAAAATTGCGATGGAAAATCTAAACACTCAGCCTGGTGCAAACTTTGCCCAAGGTTCATGGTGGCAGGCATTTAACTCTGTTACTTACATGACAGACCACTTGCAAGGTCGTGAAGGTGATTCACGTTTGCAGTCTGCATGGTACGGACGTAACCGTAAAGTAAAACTCAACGCTTTAGATAAAGCACTTGAGTACGCTGAGGCGGCATAAAAAAACTTAACGAAAGGGGTTGAAACGCCCCTTTCGGATACCTATATAATATGGGTGCAGTTCGTAAGTCGTCCAGTTGTCACAAACGGAACACCTACTCTGTGACACAAATTTTGGGTTTTGGTAGTTTCCCTCACAAAAAACTACCATTTATAAATATATTTGATATGCCGATTATCGGGTATCGAATTAATCTTGCTTAATAAAGGAGAAAACTATGGTAAGCATAAACACAGTAGAGAACCCTTTCGATAGGGTCAAAACTTATTCTATCGGTTTTGATAGAATGTTCAACACTCTCTTTGACGAGAGTTTTGTTCCCACAACAAACTATCCCCCTTACAATATCGTAAAGACATCGGATGAAAAGTATGTAATTGAAATTGCAATTGCTGGTTTTTCTAAGAACGATATTGAGATTGAGACAAAAGAGAATACTCTTACAGTAAACTCTAAATCTCGTCCAGAAGGTGATGATGATAAAGAGTACATCCACAGAGGTGTATCTGCACGAACTTTCAAAAAGGCATTTAGTCTTGCTGAAGATGTGTTCGTACAAGGTGCGACATTTGTGAATGGAATGTTGTGTATCGAACTTGAACGTATCGTTCCAGAGGAAAAGAAACCTAAAACGATTAAAATCAAGTAATTTACTGTGGGGGGAAAAATCTCTTGACAATCCCCCCATTTTAGTGTATGATGTGTATTAATCATCAAATTACTGGTGATTGAATTTTAATAATGGAGATAATATGGCTAGAAAAGCACTAACTAAAAGAGAAAAGACCCTAAGACTATTACAAACTGGTAAGAACGTCACATGGGAAACTCTTAGAACTAAACTCGATTTGACATCACCTAGAGCAATGATTGACACGCTGAGAAGCGAAGGCAACTGTATCTATGTGAATACTTTCAAAGGCAAAACTGCATATAGAATGGGTGAACCATCTAAAGGTGTAATTGCTGCTGGACTTAAAGCATTATCGGGTACTGATTACTCTTACTCAAGCTAATCAATCTGCGGTGGGGGGTTCGCCCCCCATCCAACTTATAGGATGTACAATTTGAAAAATATTGATTACAAATATTCAGAAGATAGGATTCTGAAAGAATTGCAAGTATACATTGATAAGACATACTCTGCACACTACTCACAAAACAAGTTTCAGGCCACGGAGTTTATTATGGACTCTGGACATGGCGAAGGTTTTTGTATCGGGAATATATTAAAGTATAGTCAACGGTACGGAAAAAAAGACGGCAAGAACAGAAATGACTTGCTAAAAGTAATCCATTATGGTATAATGGCACTACACAATCACGATATAAATGGAGATAAATGATTATGCAACTTAGTAATGATACCAGAGATGTTCTAAAGAACTTCTCAACAATTAACCAAAATCTTTTGGTAAAATCTGGTAATGTGATAAACACAATGTCAGCGATGAAAAACATTGTGGCGAAAGCAACTATCCCAGACACATTCGACAACGAATTCGCAATCTACGATTTGAATGAATTCCTCTCAGCGATGTCGCTGTTTAAGAGTCCTACATTGGACTTTGGAGACCAATCGGTACGATTGAACGAAGAAGGCGGTGGTAGTTCACTGAAGTATTTCTTTAGTGACCCATCCGTAGTGACTACTCCGAAAACGGAAATCACTATGCCTTCAGTAGACGTAGAGTTTACGTTTACACAAGACACCTTTAATGCAATCTCAAAAGCGAGTGCAGTACTTGGTGTTCCAGATGTAGTTCTAAAAGGAACTGCTGGTGGTGATATTGAATTGACTGTTACTGACCGTAAGAACGAAACTTCTAACGACTTCAGTATTAAAGTCGGTGATAATTCACCAACTGACTTCACATACTTTTTTAAAGTTGAAAACTTAAAACTACTAGGTGGTGATTATAAAGTACAGGTATCTGCAAAGGGTATTTCACATTTCGCACATGTGAACAAATCTGTAGAGTACTTTATTGCTTTAGAACAAGCTTAATCCCAACTAGGAGTTTTATATTATGAATGATGTGATGTTATGGGTGGAGAAGTACCGCCCATCAAAAATCAGTGAGTGTATTCTTACTGATGATTTGAAAAAGACTTTCCAGACCTTTGTAGATGAGGGGAAGATTCCAAATCTACTACTTACTGGCGGGCCTGGGGTAGGTAAGACTACGGTTGCAAAAGCGATGCTTGAGGAACTAGGCGCTACTTATATGATGATAAACGGTTCTGAAGAATCGGGTATTGATGTACTGCGAAACAAGATTAAGAACTTTGCTTCTACTGTCTCTATGGACGGTAATCGTAAGTTCGTTATTCTGGATGAGGCAGACTACTTAAATCCTCAATCTACACAGCCTGCGTTGCGTGGATTCATTGAAGAGTTCCATAAGAACTTTGGATTTATTCTTACCTGTAACTTCAAAAATCGAATCATCGACCCTCTTCACTCTCGATGTTCTGTGGTTGAATTTCGTATTCCTACTACAGAGAAACCTAAACTCGCTGGAGAATTCTTCAAACGAGTTCAGACTATTCTAGGTGAAGAGGGTGTCCAGTATCAACCTAAAGCAGTTGCTAGTATTGTGGAAAAGTATTTCCCAGACTGGCGTAGAGTTCTAAACGAACTGCAAAGGTATTCTGTATCTGGTATGATTGACAGTGGTATACTTGTTAATATATCAGAAACAAATATGAAGGACTTGACAACTTTCCTCAAAGAGAAAGACTTCAAGTCTATTCGTAAGTGGGTTGCAAATAATCTTGATAATGACCCTGCCCGTATGTACCGAAAGGTTTACGATGCACTTTATGAAGATATCCAACCACAAACTGTGCCACATCTTGTTCTCGCAACAGCAGACTATTCTTATAAGTCAGCATTCGTTGCAGACCAAGAAATCAATATGCTTGCATTTATGATTGAGATTATGACACAGGTTCAGTTCAAATGAGCTATGAACTTAAACATTATCTCAAATCCATAAACGAAACAAAGGAACATCTGCTAGATTCAGATGACCCTATGTGGGAAAAGAAGTATTCCCCCTACATTATCAACAAATGTCTTGCACCATTTAACGATACTATAATGTTGGTGAATGAGATGAATATGAGACATCATCTTGATTCAAAACTACAATATGATTTTTTACTAAATACTATTAGGTCTAAGAAACGATATGCTCCTTGGGTGAAAGCGAGTAAGTTAAAAGATTTAGAGTATGTAAAAGAGTATTTTGGTTATAGTAATGAAAAAGCAAAGGCTGCTCTGAAAATACTTGATAATGAACAAATTAATACTATAAAAAGTAGTTTGAATAAAGGTGGAAGAAAATGAATGAAATTGATTGGCAGCCCGAGAGGATGCTCGAAGTAAAATTAAAAGAACCAGATGACTTTCTAAAGGTTCGTGAGACATTAAGTCGTATTGGAGTTGCATCTCGCAAGGAGAGAAAACTCTATCAGTCGTGTCATATCCTACATAAACAAGGACGATACTATATCGTACACTTCAAAGAGTTATTCGCTCTGGATGGTAAAGACACAAACATAAATCAAAACGATATTGAACGTAGAAACTCTATTGCATCACTTCTAAGTGATTGGGGTTTGATTGAACTTATGGGTACAGCAGAACCCAAAGCACCACTATCACAAATCAAAGTGATTGCGTTTAAAGAAAAGAACGAGTGGGATTTAGAGACAAAATACAATATCGGTAAAAAAAGAGAAGTTTAAATTGACACAAAAATTCTCCCAATTCATCACTGAAGAACCAAAAGAGCAAAAGTATAAACTTGTAATCTTTCACAACTCTCACGAAAACTTGAGAGATGTAGGAAAACAAGATAGGCCTGATGTTAAGTTGATGATTGATGCTTCAAAGAAGGTTGGTATTGAATTATTCAATGCTGAGTATTCTGGTGGATTTATATCAGAGAAGAATGGGAAGATGTACATCAACTCTTTTGACTTTGATAAAACTGGTAAAGCAATCAAACCTAGTGAGGATGGCAAAACAGAATATCAAAAACCATTTGAGATTAGTCCAGAAGATACACTGATTTTCCCTAGAGGATTGGGTACTCTTGGATTTACTACAAATAGAAGATGGGTGGATATGATTAGACTCTTAGAAGATGCTGGGTTTAAAACTATTCCATCCCTAGAAACTTGGGACATATGTACAAGTAAATATTATTGTAATGAGTTGTTCAGAAAGAATGGTTTACAGACACCTGTAACTGTTCCAATAACATATTCGGATGATGCTGAAAGAGCAGTAGAAGGAATGAAGTTCCCTATTATCTTAAAAGCGTCCAGTGGTTCACAAACTGGTGTTGGTGTTGTTATTGTAGAATCTATGCGTTCTCTACACCCAACAGTACAGATGTTGTCACTGTTAAGTAAAAATATTGACCTTGTTGCACAAGAGTATATAAAAG